ACATTAAGCATCAGAAACCCTTTGCGCCGTGTTCAGAATGTCTTTCTCTGGGTTCAGCGGGAAAAGGTACTTCGCCATCACCTTGATGCCGTTTACGTTGTGAGCGTCGAATTTGGCGCCCCACCACTCCGGCGGCTTGACCGTTACATGAACGTTTGTGCCGTCGTCGAAAGTCTTGTTAGCCAGACCGCAGTAGACGACGAAGAAAATCATCTTCTTCGCTTTACTAAAGATGGTCGATAGGGTGACGTCTATCTCATCCTCTGGCACATGCTCCAGAACGTCAGTACAGATCACCGCATCCACTAAATCCTTCGTTAGGTAGTCATACCTTGGCACCGCTGGGTCGTATAGGTACAGCCCATGATCCTCAATGCCGATTAAGTTGTGGAACTTATACCGACGATACATTTGCGCCTTGCCGCAACCGTAATCTAGCATCGTTCGACAATTTAACCCCTTGATCGCCCGCTCTAAGGTCTCCACATAGCCAAACCTAAGCGAATTACCAGCGAAGTGACCGTCTTTGTGCATTTGCACATATATATCTTTGTAGCGCATTTAAAAATTCCCGTACTTTGAGCCGTTTATAAACTCCGGTCTTAGGTCGGATAGCTTTATCCACTCCAGAAGCCCAGAGGATTCAAACGCCTGCGCCACGGCGACTTCTTGGTCGTGGTCGTGCGTCTCCGCTTTGCCAGTAGAAATCGGAAGATGCCACGAACTTGGCTCGTAGTCACCCCCTCGCATCTTATTTGTCTTCTTGGCGAAAAAATCAAAGCCGATGATGGTTAGCGACTTTTGGGTCGCGACCTTCTCGATAAAAAACTTCATCGCCCATATACCTACAGAAAATCGGTGAGCGTCCTTGTCGCCATCATTGATACCGTGGCAAGACATGAAATCCAGAATCTCACTGTCTTCAAACATCGCCAAATAGTCTTTTAAATTCGGGTTGATCGCCAAAGGCTTGGTGACGTGTAGACGCGCCCTATTAAACAAAATCTTGGCGTCTTTGGTCATGTCTCGGAACTTAGGGTAGTTCAGCATATCAACCCTAAACCCTCCCGTGACCCAGACGTCCAGCTTCTTACCGATGGCGATCGCCTGCCGATCGTCATAATCGATTCCGCGACCGAACCTGACGACAACATCAAAGCCGTCGATGAGCGCCGCGTTCTCGTAATTCATCATTTCGGTCGAGTTTCCGACCAAAAGCACTTTTTTACCGGCGATGTAAGCCCGAAAGCTCTCGATGTCCATCAGAGATACTTGTTTTTGTACTTCTTGCGAACAATCGCGATGTAGTCGAGATAGTTGACCAGCTTCTCTTTCCAGTCATCGTCAATCAGCGGGCAAAAGATGCCGGACTTGTAGCTATTGAACGTCCGGTTCACCCAAGCCGTGGGGTCATCTTCTTTGAAAAGATATCGGTTGATGTGATAGAACGATCCCTCGGGCGTCTTGTGATAGACGTCGATCGGCTCTAGTTGCTTGCCTAGGGCGGTCGCGTACATCGCCGACTCACTGATCACCGAGCTATAAATGATCTCAGACTGCGCCAGCAACGTGTAAAGGTCGTCGTTGCGGTGCAAGACGTTGTCTTCCTTAAATAAGTCCATGATCTCGCCGACCAGCTTGTGGGTGGTTAGCGGATGGGGTTTGATCCACACGTCGCTACCGTGGGTGTCGCGGATATATTTCAGCTTGTTTAGGCAAACGCGCTCTTTCAGCTTGTTGGAGCCGGGCAAAACAACGATTGCTCTTCGCGCCTTCTTTTGTTCTGTTGAGCGCCTGTCTTTGTACTTGTTGGCGTTCTTTTCGTTGATATTTTTGCGGAAAAACTCGATGTAGTCGTGCTTTACCGTTGCGTCATCCTTCCACGCCTCCTCCATCTGGGTCACTCGAAGCTCTAGCTGTAGCGGGTGGATGGTGATGCAATTGGCGTATTCGGTGTAGTTCAGAGTCTTGAAATACGGCAATTCGCGGGCAATGACGTCGTAGTCATATTCAAACGGGTATTCCCGCATGGTTTTGTCGAAAAACTCCTCGAACTCCTTGGTCCACGACAGCATGTCGCTTTTTTCAATATCCCCAATGCGGTCTTTCCGCTCCTGAACGTTGTTCATCTTCATAGAAGTGCTCCATTAAGCAAAAAAGTCGGTCTGTCTGTTCGTGCTGAACTCGGTGCTAGTGTTCCACGTCGTGATCGTGTCAACGGTTGTGTTGCGCTGAGTGCTTGTGTTCCAAACCGTCGTTGTATCTCGATTCGTTGCGGTGTCAAAAACTGTATTGTAGTTAGAGACTGTGTCTCGGTTTGTGCCTCTAGAGGTAGAAGTAAGCCATGCCGTGATTGTTGCGACGACCGTCTCTGTATCGAATAGCGTGTTGTAGTTTGATGTGGTTGATTTCGCCGTGATTCGATCTGTGCCAGTGTTGAAGACGGTGTTTGTGTCGACGACGGTTGTGGTGTCGAAATTGGTGACATAGACAGAATTTGTGCCCCGAGTGGTAAGGCGGCTAGTTCCTGTGATGAATTCCGTGAGCGTAGAGCGCTCTGTTTGCGTGTTGAATATTGTGTCGTAGTTGGTGTTTGTGAGCCGGTCTGTCTGGCGATTCGTTCCTGTGGCGAAATCCGTAATTGTGTTGCGATTTGTGACCGTGTTAAATAATGTGTCGTAGTTCGTGTTTGTGGCACGTCCTGTGATGCGATCTGTATTTGTGTTGAAAACGGTCTGCGTATCGCGATTTGTGTTCGTGTTGAAAACTGTAGTGTAAATTGTGCTCGTGGCGCGATTTGTGTTGAAGTTGGTCGACGTGAGCCAGACAGTTGTCGTGTCTCGATTTGTGTTGAAAAAGGTCGTTGTATTGAACGACGTAGTGGTGGCTCGGTTTGTGTTGAAGTTGGTCGCTGTGAGCCGAGAAGTTGCGGTGTCTCGGTTTGTTGATCGAGTTGTATTTGTGTTCCAAACTGTCAGCGTAGACCGGCTCTCTGCGGAATCGTAATTTGTGTTGAAAACGGTGTTCGTAGTGTACGCCGTTGTAGTGTCTCTGTTTGTGTTCGTGTTAAATACTGTGTCTGTAGACCGGCTCTCGTCTGAATTGTAATTGGTGTTAAATACCGTGTTTGTAGTCCGGCTCTCTGCTGTATTGATGTTGGTAGCCGTTAGCCAAGATGTCGTCGTATTGCGGCTCTCGTCTGAGTTGTAATTGGTATTAAAGACCGTGTTCGTAGCTCTAGACTCCGCTGTGTTTATGTTCGTGGCAGTAAGCCACGATGTAGTGGTGCTTCTACTCTCTGCGGAGTTGTAGTTAGTGTTAAACACCGTGTTTGTTGTTCGGCTCTCTGCGGTGTTCAGGTTGGTTGACGTCAGCCAAGCCGTCGTAGTGCTTCGGCTTTCTGCCGTGCTTCTACTTTCAATCGTGCTGGCGCTCGTTGCCCAGACGGTATTCGTAACCACCGAAACCACGCCAGCGTAGTCGTAGGGCGTCCAGTAGTTGGTCGCGACGTAGTCTTGATAGTAAGACGTCGTGTTCCGGTTAGTGTTGAATACCGTAGTCGTAGAGTATGAAGTCGTCGTCGAATAAGCCGTAGTGGTGCTCCGGCTTGTTGTGGTGTTAAAGACGGTGTTTGTGGTGTATGCGGTTGTTGTGTCCCGATTGGTAGACCGATTTGTGTTTGTGACGTAAGCGGTGGTCGTGCTTCGGTTTGTCGTGGTGTTAAATACCGTGTTAGTTGTATAGGCTGTCGTCGTATCCCGATTGGTGCTTCGGTTTGTATTGGTAACGTAGGCGGTCGTCGTGCCCCTGCTGGTCGCCGTATTAAAGACCGTGTTAGTTGTGTATGCGGTAGTTGTGTCTCTATTGGTCGACCGATTGGTATTGGTGACGTAGGCGGTAGTTGTGTTTCTGTTGGTCGCAGTCGCCCAAACTGTATTTGTCGATCTGCTCTCTGCCGTGTCTCGGTTGGTTAAGCGGTTGGTGTTGGTGACGTAGTTTGTCGTCGTATTGATATTGGTCGCGGTTAGGTAGACCGTATTGAACACCGTGTTAGTGTTCCAAGTCGTCGACGTATTAAACACCGTGTCATAGTTGGTGTTTGTCGCTCGGTTCGTGCCCGTCAGTCGGTTGGTGCCGAATATCGTATTAGTGACGCGACTGGTGTTCGTATTAAAGACCGTGTCGTAGTTCGTATTAGTTGCGCGGTCGGTAAGCCGAGAAGTTGCCGTCGCCCATACCGTGTTTGTAGTCCGGTTGGTGGCTGTCGGGAACGTAGTCGTATAAACCGTCTCAGTAGCTCGATCGGTGTTCCGATTGGTGCCGGTAGCGAATGCCGTGTTCGTCGACCGGTTTGTGATCGTGTTAAACAGCGTATCGTAAACCGTAGACGTTGCTCGGTTGGTGTTGCGGTTGGTCGAGGTGAGCCAAGCCGTCGTCGTGTTCCGGTTGGTTAGCGTATCGAAGTTGGTCGAATACTGGGTTCCGGTTAGGATGTTGGTCACCCGAGACGTGCCAGTCAACCAAGCGGTTGCCGTTGTGCGATTGGTCGAGGTGTTGAATGCGGTCGTGTAGTCGGTCGTGGTCGCGATGTTAGTGTTGCGAGAGGTGCCCGTAATAAACGCCGTATTTGTTAGGCGGTTGGTCGCTGTATTAAATACAGTGTTAAACGCAGTATTTGTTAGGACGTTGGTATTGCGGGAGGTGCTGGTCTGCCAGATCGTGTTTGTAACGCGATTGGTAGCCGTGACAAAGCTAGTGACCCACGTCGTGCTGGTGACGCGCTGAGTGGCTGTGTCGCGGTTGGTTAGGTATTCTGTAATCCACCGCTTTATTTCCCACATCCACATAGTTAATCACCCAAAGTCGCCGATGTAATTGATTAGGATGGTGTTGGCATCCACGACGAAATAGTTCACGGCGCTGATCGTATTAGCCGCCGTCTCTTGAACGATTGCCTCAGCTCTTGGCGTCTTGAACTCACTCGGGAAAGTGATCGAGTGACCGCCGGTCGCGTTCTGTTTAAATACGATTGTGCCAGTCATTCCGACGTTTGTGGCGACATTGGACAAAGATAGGGTGGTGTTCCCTACCAGCGTAATGATGAAGTTTTGCTCGTTAAAGTCCAGCGTCGTCGTGGCGGTAGATGACGCCGTCAGCGTGTTTTTGCTTTGGGCGGTGTCTGCCTTGTCACCCTGCGTCGCTGTGGCAAAAGCATTCGCGTCTAGGTTGGTCGATCGGACGAAAAGCGTCCCGTTTGATGCGTTGTTTACGACAAACGCGATCGGCAAGCTCAAGTCGGTGCCCGTCGGCTCAGTAGCCGTCAATGCGCCCGCAGTGGTCGAACTTGCATAAAGTATCGATCCAGCGCTAAAGCCTGAAAGGTCGATCTGTCTAATCTTGCCAAAATGCGAGACCTTGCCGTCGGCATCGTTGGCGATGTCCTCTGCCGTAACGCCTAGCATGTACTTGGCGCCTATGGTGCCATTGGCGATGAACTTGCCTACCGTGATTCGTCCAGAGGCGCCTATGGTTCCCGTCGCATAAACCACGGTGCCAGCGTCTATCTGTGCCCCAGAGTTATTGCGAACATGGTAGAAAACGTCCTGCGCAAGATGCGCGGATATACCGTCGACCGATAGGTGTAGGGTGTCTTCGTCGGTATCCCAAGTTAGCGTCCCTTGGGTGCCCGTTCCGCCAGATAGTTGAACAGACGCAAAGACAGGCGCGTCCCCCGACTCGTACTTGTCCGAGTTGAGGTTGGTGAAGTTAGCGTCTACCTCTGCATTTGTGAGAGGCGAACCCTTGCCCGCCCGAGTTGTAATCGTCGACATTGGCTCGCCCTGTCTGCTGGTTAAGCGGCGTTAATGGTGATCGTCCAAGTGATTTGGAGAGTGTCGTCCGCCGCCTTGTTGACAACATCAAAGACGGTATGGCATAGCATGTCGCCACCGCTTGCGGCATTAAAAATGCCAGCTTCAACGACCGCGCCGGTGCCGGTGCCAGCCCCGAAATCGCCGACATAAGCCACCGAATTATTTGTTACCGTCGTGGATGTCAGGGAAACTCGTCCCAACTCACCGCCCAGAGCTGTATCTCCAGCGGCGGCGGCGGTGTTGACCGATCCGACTGCCATGTGAGACATCGCGGTAGCGGTGGCGTCCTTCATGCGTGAGGCAATAAATGCCAAACCGGTATTTACGACAATGTTATAGACCTTGCGCTCGTCCTTTAGGTTGCCATTGCTGTCGCGCAAGACGACCGATAATGTTCCAACCAGATTGAGGTTTTCTTTAATCATGTGAATGCTCCTGAATATCCGACATAGTCCTCGGCGAAATAGTCAAAACTACAGTAATTTTGACCTCGATACGTACCAGCGCTAGAGGCAGAGCCTAAGTCTGGTAGGTTCTTTTGTGGCGATTTTACTAAAATTTGACTAATCGAACTACTGTCCGATCTAGCCGTAAGAAAAGACAGCGCGAGGCTGTCCGCCGCGTCCGGTGCTTCACTAAGCGCCTTCCTAAGATCATACGCTAACGCATCAATTGATGTTGGATTTTCTACACGAACCGCGCCAAAAGCGATCGACGCAAAATCCGATGCGCCTGAGCCTTCTCCTAACAACCTACCCCTTGCAAGAGAGGTGATGTCCTCCGATACCCCGACAGAACTGCTTAGAGCTTTAATCACGCTCTTATCCAGAGACTCGACAGCCTGCCCAGAGTCGCTAAATGGTCGGATATACGAAACAAGCAACCCGATCTGCTCGGATGCCCCAGTCGCGTCGGTAAAACCCTTAGCGACCGATAAGGCGACCTGTTGGCTTATGGCGCCAGCGTCTGCCAGTGCCTTGGTGACTTCAAAGGCGATGATCTGCGTAGCTGTCGGGTTCTCTGCCTCAGCCTTGCCAAAAGCCCGCTGGACGGCTTCTATGGCTCCGGTGCTGTCTTGATATTGCCTGACGTATGAAACGAGCCTGTATAGGCTCTCAGCCGCCTGCGTGTTGTTTTGCTTGATCTTGTGGAAGCTGATCTCTTGATCGTCCTCGATCGTCGCGGTGCCATCGACGTCGTCGGTAGCGGAAACAAAGTCCCTGATTAGCTTATTTACGAGAAAAATCGGGTCTGAGTCAGAGGCTGTAGCCGGATCAGCTAGGGTTTTCCCGAATAATATCGTGTCGCTATCTGTCGCCTGAGCGAAATCCGGCGATATTTGCTTAATGAAAGAGATTGCCAGTTGGTCGGTTGAGTACCCGGCGTCCGATATTGATTTGGAGAGATATAACGCCAATGACTCGGCGACAGCCGATTCGTCCGCTCTTGTCTTGGCGAATTCTAGTAAGACCTGATCTACGGTAGCCGATATCGAATCGGACTGTCTGGTCAAGTACAGATTAAGAAAATCACCAAGCTCCGCCGCCAGCTTCAGGTAATCGACCTCGGTCGACAGCTTCAGGTCATCACTTCGGACCCCAGCCTTTAACGCATTGAAAATGACGTTATAGAGGTTCACCCAAGTTGCCCCCTAACGTCAAGCGTCAAGAGATCGAATACTGTCTCGGTATAGTTAGCATGCTCTATCTCTATTTCAGCCTCGTAAAGACCGGCGGAAATATCTAAATCGCCATCAACCCACGCTACCACCGCCTCACCCGATGTTGGGTTGTTGACGACGCACGTTTTCGTCAGGGTCAGACTGGTAGAGCCGATCTTGCGGATGTGACAATAAACCGTGCAATCGGTTAAGTCTGCGATCTCGTTGTTATCTCCACGAGTAAGAGTGAGCTGGATTTGAGGCTTGGTGTCGCCCTGTACCAATTGATAAACCGCCATTTAGGACACTCCTTAGCTTGTGGGGGCGCCTGTGACATCTATCGCAGTTTTTGCCTTCTTTACCCTTGGCTTCCTAGCCACCGGGGTTGCTTTGAATTCGTCTGGTTCAGCGTTGCCGCCGATTCGCATAGCCAAGCCATTCCGAATCATTCCATTAGCGACGTTTCTTTCCCATTCAGTAGAAAGCTCCAGAATATCGCCCGTCCTTAAACGCTTGGTGGATGAGCCATCCTCAGCCGTAGCCATTGCGCAAGGTCTGACAATACTAATTTTCATGTATGAAACTTCCTATTGAATGAAAAAGAGGGGACCCCTGTCCCCCCTCTGCAATAGCCGCTTAGGAAGCCGCCATCGCCATCACGGTCATGGCTTCAGCCAACACGACCTCGCCACCTACGCGACGACGTGCCAAATAACGCACGTTGCCGACAGCGGCTTGGGTGTAAGCATCGCGCAAAACGCTAAGTGCCACGCGGTCAACGATCATGTAGCCACGGCGGAAGTCACCGAAGATAACCGGCTTCGCGCTAGCGGCGATGTCGGCAACGTCAGGAGCCTCGACGTATGAGTGACCCAAAATCGTATTAGGCAGACCAGCTTGTCCGCTGAAGCCAGCTTGGAAGATGTACGCGCCTGCTGAATCCTTCAGCTTACGCACAGCGCCCAAAGTCGCGCGGTTCAACATGAATTGAGCGTTGCGAGCATAGTCGGTCTTCAGAGAGTGGACCAAGTTGATCAACTCGTCAGCGGTAACCGCTGTAGCTGATGCACAAGTCACGCCGGTGGCAACGGTTGAACCGTTGGTGATACCTGTGGGCTTGTTGGTGCCGTTACCGTTAACAAAAGCGGCGCCTTCAGCTTTGGCAAACTGCTCGGCGAACTCTTGGTTCATTTCAGCCTCAAGATTGAAGACGCTGTCTTCCAACAAGGCTTGTGAAATGTCGACCATAGCGTACAACTCATGTGTAGCGATCGTGTTCAAGCTGGTGGTGTAGCCGGTGGTTTCGGTACGTGTACCGCTCTCAGCCGTCCATGCCGCCGCAAAAGTTGCGGTCTTGCTTGGCACGTCGATGTCTTTGTTGGACGTTTGACGAACACGAGCCACTGAACGGACAGGAGAGATTTCGGTGATAACCTGAATCAGCTCGTTGACGTACTCGGTAGGAGCCAAGTTGCCAGCGGTTGCGTCGGTACCAACGGTCAAAGCCTTTAATTCGGCGTCGTTCAGAGACTCTTTACCCTTGCGGATAAATTTGTCGAAAGCCTTGAGCTTGATGTCCACTGACTTAGAGTCAACGTCAGACGACGCGGGACGCTTGAGCATGGTTTCGATAGAAGCTAATTTAGCCTCGATCTGCTCTTCCTTGGCTTTTTGACCTTGGATAACGTTGTTGATCTGGTCAAACTTGGTCAGATCAGCTTCGATCTTTGCCAGCTTAGACTCGGTCAATGGGTCGGCTGAACCCTTCTGCTCGATTTGCGCCAAGCGCTCGTCGTTTGCCTGTTTGAACTGCTCGAAAGCGGTTGCCATGCCGTCAATAGCGGCTTGTACTTGGTTTTGTTCCATTTTGATTCCCCTTTAAGGATTTAGGATTTAAGGATAGAGGTTAGACGCGCAAGTGCGTCCAATACTTCAGGCTCTGCCTTCTCTCCTGCATCCCGCAGAGATAGCGCCTTGGCGACGGCGGATGCCGCGACCTTCGCTTCGGATCGGGATAAACTTCCTGCGTCTCGCAGTAATTCTTCCCATTCCCTGACGGTACGATCCGCACCCTTTACCGCTGATACCCGTGCGCGAGGGTTCATTGGAAAAGTGACCGCACTAATCTCTAAAAGATCGACCTCTTTGAGTAGGCGGCGCTTGCCCTTCTCGTCGTAGTCCATTCCTTTAGCGTCAACTCGATAACCGATAGACAGCCCGTCTAGGGCGCCCATTTTCATTAGTTCGTACACCTCACGACCGCGCTGTGTGCCCATAGCCAAGCGTCCTTTGACCTTGAGTCCACGAGAGTCCTCTAGGATTTCGTCAAAAACGCCGATAGGCTCGTCGGAGCGGTGTTGATATAGCAATTTGACGCCCTTGGCGCCTCTGCTAGCAATTGATTAGGTAAAAGCGCCGGAGACGACGACGTCATCGCCTAGGTCTTTATTGCCGAAAATAGAGCCATATCCGGTAAATGTTCCGGTTTCGTCGCCAGATTCAGCCTTGATCTCTGCGGCGACGTCAAAAGAGCCGGTCACAAAGATGTCTCGCTTTTGGCTTTCGTTTAGCTCGTCGAGGTCTTGGTATGTATCTGTCATCTGTGGTTCCTCATTGGATTTTCGGAAGCTACCGAGACAAACCGCGACCCTCTGGTCTTGGTCGGGATAGTCAGACTGCATTGTAGCGTTAGCCATGCAACGGGTCATAAAGACTGACTCTGACTCTCCCGATTTGGGTTTAGGTATTGGCATCATAGCCCCCGTTTATATTTTAATCAACATATTATTGAACGTATCAACCGCCCGAAGGAGTCTCTAGCAAAAATATGACTTCCTCTATGTCGCCGATATATGGCTCCATATCGTCACCCCATTTACTCATTAACTCTCTTGCCTTCTTGATGTCCTCGGGCGAGCCACGATCGTCAGAAAGTAGCGCAGTGACCTCATCCAATAGTAAAAAAATCTGATCGTCAGTAAGCATTTTCGATCAACTCCTTTATTATCTCAACAAAAGACGGGTCGACAATGTCTCTATTGCCATTAAAGTAGGCGGCGAAATTCTCGGCGAACCACTCTTTAGAATTAGTGTCCCCGTAACGCGATGGTGACATGCGGTTTTTTATTTTATCAATTCTGCTCTCTACGGGAGGTATATAGCCTCTATACCTTCCGCGTCCTATCGTATCGTTCCATTTTTCCAGATCAACCTTATACATTTGGTGTACATGGTGCCCGAACTCGTGATAAACCGTAGACCGGAACCTCTCAAAACCGGCTTCCCTGTGTTCACTTACCGACCACTTTCTGCCCAATTTGCTTCTATACCAGTCGTTATGGTCCGGTTTCCATAGTGAATTAGGTAGACCGCCGAAATGACCAGCGGCTCCTATGGCTCCTCTTGCACTCATGGATTGTTCATTAAATCCCATTACACCATCCCCCATAGTGGCGTTGGTTGTTTTAGAAGTCATCTTTCTCACGCCTCTCAAAGGCGGCACATTGAATAAGCGAGCTAGCTCTTCACAATCCTTAAGACATGCCGCAAGCGCCACCGAAACCTCGTCGCTGAACCTACTACTTCGACCCCATTCCTTGTTTGGATTACCTTTAAAACGCTGAGAGGTCGGATGGCGGGGGTCTTTTACTGAAGCCGCCATCATGTCGTCGATAATCTTTCGAGATTCCTTTGGACTGACGAATTCAACCTGAGAAACCGGCTTGAAAGCAAAATCTAGCTTAGGAGTCTCTGGCGCTGTCTGCGGTATTGGTGCAACGGGCGAAGTCTGTGGTATTGGCGCGTCATCAAAGACTTGATCGTCCGGCTCTATGTAGATCAACACACATCGGCAATTGATAACGTTCTTTGGTCCGCCTCGGTAGTCTCCGGGGTATCTCATCGAATGTCCCGTAGGCATTTGGAATTGATCATCTATGCCGACTTGGACTCCATTCATCACAGAATGATGCGAGCGTGTACGAGCGTCATTAGTGGCTACCCACTGTTTGAGGCTATTCGGCGGCATGAATTCCTTGTTCATCTCATGGTTAGCCCATGAGCTAGCGTTATGAGTCTCGGTCCGAGCGATAACGGCGGAGCGTCTGGCTGAAAACTCCCGCCCTAGAGTCTCTATGTCTTTTGCGATTTGGCGACGGGAGGCGCCGCCTTCGATGCCTAGGGCGATCGTTTGGGCGACTCGTCTTTTGGTGTAAGCGTCTATCTCTACGACATTTTGGGCGCCACGCTCTCTGAGATATTGAGCGGAGAGGGTGGTAAAGTCGTATTTGACTCCACGTTGATCTAGCACCCTTTGACCAAAAGTTTTGACAACCTCCTCATAATGAGGACGCATAATTGAGTCTAGTTCGCCGGAAAACCCGGACATCACAGCCTCGGTGTTGCCAGCTTGAAAGCCCGCCGCCGCGCTTCTAAATTGCCGAGTGAATAGCCGTTTAAGCCGAGATTCCAGCTTTCTCTCGAAGCCTCGCTTGATACGGTCGATCTGAGCCGCCTCCTTGCGAACCTCTATTCGCCGTCTCTCGGCTTTCTGGAGCATTATTCCGCCTCAAGTTGGTCCAGCTTGCGCTCTGCCCATTCTTTCCCGGCGTCACCGCCCCAAAGGTCCCACGCGATACGACCAGCGCTCGGGAAACCGTCTTCGCCACTGTTGAAACCCTGAGCCTGCTTGTCGACCTCATGGCGGGCGAAATAGGAATACATCCGACCAACCGTCTCGGCGGACAGCTTTTCCTTGTTCTTTAGCTGGACGGCTCGGGCTACACCGACAGACGTTCCGCCTCGGTTGTACTCTTTACGCCACTCTAGCGCCCGTGTCGCGTTACGAGCCATTTCGTCGGTAGGCGTTAAATCGACCGTCTCGATTTTCTCTTCGTTGAATCCCGCCATGATCGACTCGTACATGTCGTCTTGATCGACAGACTTGCTTGTATCGGTATCGACGGGTGACTGCTTGGCTGACCCCAGCGGGAAGAGATTAGCGCCGATATATATATCGTCACCGCCCTCGACATCACTTAAACCAAGACGCTCACGAGCCTCATTTCGGGTGATGATGCCCTCCCTAACGCCTGAGATAACATTCTCGTAAACGCGGCGGCGGCGTTCTGCGATAGCGGGAATCTCATCCACATCGTAGATAAACTCTAGCCCCTCGCCAAACTCCGGCAATAGCCACTCATTAAGGTCAGATTCGACACGTCGCGCTAGCGGAATGATGGTCTCTTCGTACAAAGCCAATCGAGCTTCAGCGACGTTAGCGTATGTCTGATTGTCCGGCACACCAACGAGCTGTGACGGGACCCCGAAGCACAAAGCAATATCACGAGCCGACATGTTTTTCGCGTTAAGAAAATCCATATCCTTCGGAGATAGACCCATTTCCTTCCAGTCAAAATCACCCTCTAGGAGCATTGTTCGACCGGAATTAGACGCACCGGCAAAACGGCTATCTAAGTCAGCGATGATTTGACGGCGTTGTTCGCCAGTCAATTGGACACTAATCCCAGACTTAGCGTCTCGTGGATTGAAGACTACAGCCCCGGTTGGACGCGCCCCATTGTTCATAAGGTTTACATTGTGGCGGGCGATCAAATTGTGTAAGTCGATGTCCGCCGATGCCGCATAGATTGGGGATAACCCGTAGTAGTCGTTAAGTGGACTCCACAGCTTGAAGTGCTTAACGTCGCTCATACCGTTGATGGCGTCGGCGTCATATCGCTGTACAACTTGCCCGTTTATGACGTATTCATACGCCTTTGGCATGTAATTGTTTGACGGCACAATTCGCATACGGTCCGGTCTGAACAGGTGTAACTCACTTACACCCGTTGCACCTGACTTAATCTTGAGGGCGTAAGAGTTTCCGCTGATCAAGAGGTAGCTATAGAGGGACTGGAAATACTCGACCGACGCCTGAAGTGGGTTTGGTCGATATAAGAGGCTTAATAGCGGGTGAGACTCTAGTTGTTCACCCCTTAGCTTTAGTTTGAACGGGATAGCCGCCGCACCTTGTGAAATCTCGTTCACGCATCGATAAACGATGGCGTTTTGCGAGTACCCCTCTTCCGCAAAATCAAGATATGAGTTTTTACGGGTGTGGTCGGTTCCGACTTTTTGATAAGAGACCGAGGCATTGCTACCACTAAATGACGGTAACTGCTTTGACTCTAAACTACCGCCCAAAGCGCGGATGATTGATTCTTTGATGCCCATTAGGAAATTCTCCAGTAAACCGTCCCGCTGGACTCACTTAGTTCGGTAATTGCCCAGACAAGGGCGTCCAGTCGATCAGGCGACTTCGCAGAGGTTTTTCCGTCGTATGTAGTCATCTGGTCTTCCAGTAAGGGGAAGTTACCCACATGGTGAATCTTGCCCTGTTCATACAAAGCGGAGACAGGCTCCGCCCTTAACATCTTTCCTTTCGTGGCTCTAACAGACTTGATCGGCACGTTGGGATCAATATCTCTAACCACCTTGCTAACTAAATCGCCGCCTTGGTTAACCTCGCAGACAACCCGATCGGCTCGATGCTCGTAATAACAGTCTAGGACCGTTCTCGCCCATTTATCGGCACTCATCACCCCGCTTCGGTCGTCGATGACGTAATAATGCCCATTTGCGTCACGCTGTGCCACGATGATACCAGTTTCATCAGAATTTTCGTTTGAAGTTACCGCCGGGTCAACAGCTACGACAGTTTCGACCATTTCAGGCAACAACGATCGGTCTTTGATTTTTTGGCTCTCGAACATGCTGTAGCTCCAAAGAGCCCCCTCTATGTCCGTTAAAACCTCCGCGTAAAGCTCTTGACGCCCCATCCGAGTGCCGTCGTACAGCTCCCTCAAGCTCTTTAGAGCCGATTCTGCGAGGTGGTCTTCGTTCTCAAAGGTGGAACCGCTTGTCATAACGACGTCACCGCCAGCTCTGTCAACGAGATTTTTTATTAGCTTGGTAGGTCTTGGAGTGGTCGTTATAACGGCTTTGGGGTTCTTGCCTAGGCGTAACCCAAATAGAAGCTGATCCCACGCCTCCTCGTAACGCCACGCCGCCAGCTCGTCGCACCAAGCCCTGTGATATTGCGGACCCCGCATGCGGTCGGGGACATCAGCCGAAAAACCCATAATCTTAGAGCCGTTCCATAACTTTATTTCGCTTGTCTGCGCGTTGTAGCCGCTACCCTTACTCGGAGCCAAACACTCTTCGGGGATACAGGACAAAATCCCAGAGGGACCCTCAATGCACGTTCGCCGCAAGTCGCCCAAAGTAGGGGCAACGACGGCACATATTGATCCGGGGTTACGCATTGCATAGGAGACAATATCCTCAGCCCCGGTTCGTGTTTTACCCCAGCCCCGACCTGCCAATATCAACCAATACAACCAGTCACCAGAGGGGGCTAATTGCTTATCTCTGGCGGTCTTTACCCAGTTAGTGAAGCTCCGCAGAGCCGCCGCTTCTGGCTCTTGCCAATTGCTCGACAATTGAGAAAGCCTCGTCAAGGGCTTCGCTTGCTTTAATGCTTCCGTTGACATGTGTGTTTTCTGTTGATTCGCCTAGGGCAAGACGCCCCGTCTTATGACATATAGATAGCGCGTTCGCCAGTTGCGTAAGCGCCGATGCGCTAAACGAGTAATCACCGTCCGGGTCTTTTTTACGCTTGATAGCCGCCGTCTGCAAGACGTTGCCAATCTCAGCCTGTAGCGTCTTGGCTAGCTTAAGCGATTTAGAGTCGAATTCGACCGAGTTGCTTAAAAGCTCTTTCCGCCGCTCTTGGTCTCGCTCCTGATCAAAACGAGACTCAAACACCGATCTAGCCTCTTCCCAGTTGCCCTCCTTAGACCGTCGATGCACAGTGGCTAGTCCCACATCGAACCGCTCCGCCAGCTCCACCAATGTCGGGTATTTCCTGCCGTTAGGGGTGTCCTCACCCTGCACGTAAAGGTCGCGCATTTCGTCCGTCTCTGACGCACTAAGCCTTTTTAACGTTCTGGTCATCGGTTATTCAGCCCCTTTGTTTCCAAATTTTAACGCGCAAGATAAAAAACTCAATTTTTTTACGTTTTTTTTCAGAGAATGACCACCGGCTAATAGAGCCAGTTTGCCATTGTAAACACAAACAGAGGGGAAGACTTTTTATCGGGGTGGGTGGTCGCAAGTGGAAAGCAAAAGGTGGTCTAAAAACAAAAAAAGCCGGGTGCGAACACCCAGCCTCTTCTGCGCGGCGACCAAACCGCTAACCGGGTAGACCAATACCCATGTACCACGAACCTCCCAGAAGGGACGCTCAATTCCAGTATAACTCAGGCACTTGTTACGATCAAGAATCAGTAAGAGGGAGGCTGATAATAGCTAGCGATGCCTTTCCTTTGTGTTGGTTCAGGCAAGCTCTCGACGTATGACTGCTTGGTCACATCGTATCGGAAATGAGCCTCTCCGATTTGACCGTATAGACCCTGTTCCCTGATTTTGCGCGTGATCACTCTGGTCGTGTTGTTCTCGAAGTCTCGATGAACTACCAGCCCCACGTCTGCCATGTTGTTCCAGTGAGCCGCGCCGCTGATGTCGTATAGGGTTGGCGGCGGGATCACACCGTCTGGGGTCCGTTGCATCTTCGCGGGGTGGGCAACCATCCAGATCACCACGTCATGCTTGCGACAGAACTGCTTGCACTTCGAGATTAAATCCCGAATGTGCTCGTCTTCTCGCTTGCCGTTTTCTCGGTTCGCGTTGATCTCGTTGTAGGGGTCAACGACAATCCCCTGCACCCCAAACCTTAAGCAAGCGATCCGCGCCTTTTCCAGTAGCCAATCAATCGTTGGGATGTCGTCTTGCGACTCGATAAAGTAGTAGTGGTCGTTTAGGAAGTCTAGGCACTGCGTCAGAATCTCCTTATTCATCCGAGCGCTAGGTCCATGATCAAACGGCATGCTCACGACCTTTTCTGACAGTCTGCGCAAGTGCTGGGGCGTCGAGTGCTCTGGAGAGAAGACCGCGAACTTCCAGTTATGGATTTTTGCCAGTTGTACCGTAAGTTGATCAAGAAAATTGGATTTCCCGTGGTTCGGAACACCAGTCACGACGTGGAACGTGGCGGGCATGACTTTGTAGATTTCGTCGAGCGACGACCAGCCGGTGTCTAGGGGCTTCTCTACGTGCCCCTCATAGATGTTAAAAACCTCTGCCCGATAGTCGTTGACTTGGTGCAAGCCCTCGATCGGATAAGCCTCCGCGCTTTCAATGATCTTGACCAGCGCCTCGGCACCGTGGGCGAGTAAATATTCGTTAGCGTCCTTAGCGCTGGAGTCGCCCCAGCTTACGCGCCAGCATCGATCTTTCCCGAATCTATGGGTCAATTCGAGCGCCAATGCCCGACCAGCCTCATCTGCATCGGTCGCGACGACCACCTTCTCCGCCTCCTGAATCCATTCGCAGTTATTCAGAGCCTCGAACCGCTTGTCGTGGGTGTCAAACTTCGCCTGCTTCGGAGCGCCATCAGGGAGCGTAACGGCGTTTTTGATGCCCGCCTCCCACATTGCTATAACGTCCATTTCGCCTTCAACGAAGACCAGCTCTTTGCGCCCAGTCTGCTCCCAATGATCCTTAACTGCGTCGATGTTAAATAGGGTTCGTTCCGCGCCGTTCTCCTGTCGGAACCGCTTGTCTTGCGTTCGGTACTTAACGTTGACCAACTCGCCGTCGACCCTGTAGGGAAAGGCAATAGAGGCTTCCGCTCCAGCCCCAAAGGATTTTTGTGCTTTGTAAACACCAAAAGCCTCAACCGTTGACTGACTGATGCCGCGCTTTTCAAACCATCGCATAACACCATCGCTCACGGGCTTTAATTCAGGCTCTGGCGGTCTTTTTGGCTCCTGCCTATACGTAGGCATATCCCTTGGTCTAAAAGCGCCTTGTTGGGCGGTTCTCGTGCCTCCGCTGAACCCACAGTTATGGCACATCCAAACTGCGGAGCTATCCGGTTGAATCGTGACCGACAGGGGCTTGTCTAGTTTGTTTTTAGACTTTCTGGTCTCTCGGCACTGTGGACAGTAGGTTTTATGGTCTCCCACTGTGGATCGATAAAGGTGGATACCTTGGTTCTCTAGTTCTTGCATGTCATCCCGCCAATTGGTTAAGGTTCGTGGTTCTCTGTGGTCTGGACTCTTCTCCAACGGTCTCGAATCTCGCCTGATTTAGCCATGTGGTCGCATGGGGCGTAAATTTGGGGTCCTTCCCCTTGCGGATTTGAGCATAGTCGGTCGTAGCTTGGAGTAGCCACGCCGGATCATAACGGCTACATGCTTTTTGCCAAGCCTCTAGCGCCTTTGATTTTGACCCGTCTCGTCTTGGATATACGCCCCACCAAAGCTCAAATTCAGGCGGATAACCTGCTCGATTTTTAGGCAATCGAACATTATTTGTATTTGACTGTATATCTCTGACTGTATTGGGGTACATATTTGTCACCCCCACCCCCTCATTTTTGTCACCCCTAGGGGGTACATTTTTGTCACCCCTATCTACCCTATGCAGTCCTCGACCGTCCGGTGGCTGTGTCTCACCCAAAGCGGACTCGTCAACTTGGACCTTATAACGATTACTCGTCTGCTTGCCGTCGGCGCCAAACCTAGCATGAATAGCTAAAAAACCGTTTTGGACTAGGTACCGAAGCGCTCGATGTATGGTTCTGGTATCGCACGAGCACAGCTTCGCTAAATGCTCTTTGCTTGGGTAACATGACCCAGCTTCGTCCGCGTAGTTCGCCAGCATTAGCAAAACCAGCTTCGCGGTAGGTGTGGCGCAGTCTTGTTTTACTGCCCAGCTCATAGCGTTGAAAGACATCTATCCTCCTTGGGTTGGTCGGTTCGTGGATCGAGTAATGTACCCGCATCCAAGATGTAATGCAACAAAAAAGAGACAATTTGTCATTTAATTAAAATAGTGGTTGACGGTTGTAAACAAGGTCGGTAGATTAGCGGTGTGTTTAACCAACCGAGACCAGTACCATGAAATCAGATCGCAACAGCTTTTTAATCTTTGCAGTCGCCGCGTTAGCAATAGCCACCCTTGGTTTGATCGGTCAATCCGACTACGAAATGGAGCTAGAGAGCGAAAAATATTACTGCGAAATGGTGTCGCAGTTCAATGAGACAAAGCACCTAGACCGTGACTCTCATCGTGGGCACCCTGACTATAAGGGAATCTACCAAGAAGTCTGCGTTAAGTACGCTCGCAAGTGAGGGGTTATCTATGTCTAAAAAGTGCTGTTTTTGCGGAGTCATCCACCCTCATGGTGGGATAAAAAGGCTCTTTGTCTCGTCCTCAAAAGAGATGGTCGGGTTCTGCTCGCCTTGTGGAGAGAGGATCATAATGACCAATCCAATAACCAATGAAGAGATAACCATTTCGTCGCTTTACGAGCGATCGAGTCAGACTCAGGAGACAAACAATGATGACTGAAGACCAAGCCATTGGAATCTACGTAGGTATGGCTGTCGGAGACGCTGTGGGCGCCCCTCTGGAGTTTACCGACGGGGTAGGTGACTGGAGAGACGTTGAAATGTCTTATGGGGGCGTTCACGCCTGCGTTACCGGCGAATGGACCGACGATACCGCAATGGCTAGATGCCTAAGTGACGTCTATATCAAGAATGAGACGCTAAACGTCGCCATGCTGTATGAGAATTTTTCTAGGTGGATGTACAAAGGCACGTTTGGGACAAGGGACTATTGCTTTGATATTGGCAACACTTGCGCCAAAGCGATAACTCTTTGGGAGGTCGCCGGTAGAGAGGGGATACATGGCATAACTGATGCCGACAATCAAAGTAACGGTGGGATTACGCGCTTGGCTCCGGCTATCGTTCGGAACCACAAAGATATCAATATGGCTATGCACGACGCTTTATTACAGTCTCAAACGACCCACGCTAGCCCGACGTGCCTATACATTGCCAGCCTGCTAACCCGCGACCTCTTCTATGGCGACATGCTCGAAGAGCACAAAGAGATAGCCATAAAGCACAAGGCGCAAAACTCAGGATGGGTGGTGGACACCTATTACTCGGCATGGCAATCGATTTTCTGCACCGATAATTTCGAGGATGCGATCAAGTGGTCTGTGCAGTACGGCGGGGACTCAGATACCGTAGCCGCTGTCGCGGGCATGATAGCGGGTCGAATCTATGGGATTGACGACATACCTAGCCGGTGGCGAAAGAATCTTATCGACTATGACAAGCTATACATGGAGGCAGACACCATGTACTTTCTTGGTAATCGAGACAAAGAGTACGGCTTTTCCTAGTTACTTTTTATCTTTTGACCCGAGGTTCATGTTGGTGAACCCAAAGTAGGCGCCAAGCAAAGCACTCACGCTCAGATAGTAGATCGACGACATGTCCGACAACAAGGTTCCAGCCTTGGGGAGAGCCATCCACTCGGTAAGAATG